ATCGGTCGATTTCATCACGCCACCTCGATCTGGGATTCCAGGAACCACTTCGACTGCGGCTGCCCGTCAGCGTCGGTGAACGCCACGAGGTATTCGAGCTGGTCGGATTCGTCGTGGAACCGCTTTTGCACGACCTGGCCCGAGATGACGGGCACGAGCTGGCGCACGTTGGCGCCGTTGGGGATTGCCATCAGGGGCCTCCAGAAATGCGAAAGGCCCGCCGAAGCGGGCCGGTCAGTGCGACGACGAGCGATCAGGCCGGCGGATTGGCCGTCGGGGTCATCATGGGATGGCCCAGGAGCGCCACCGCGGAGATCACCGCCGCGCTGGCGTTGTTGGCCGGAGTGATGGTCATGCGCGTGTAGCGCTTGGTCCCCTTGTAGCCCAGTTTCCGGCAGCCGTTGTCGCTGTCGAACTGGAAGCCGGCCAGCGCCTCGGTGCCGATCAGGTCGGCATCGGCGACCGCCGCCGCATCCGACAAGTTCGACACGTCGCCCTCTTCGAGCAGCACGGTGAAGGTCGCGTCCGCATCGGCCACCGAGCCGATCGCGATGACGTAGGTCAGCGAATCGTAGCCGGCACGGTCGATGATCTGCCCGACCTGGGCGGTGTTGTCGGCCACCGAAACGGGCGAGATCACCCGCTTCGGATACAGGTGGTTCATCTGGTCTTTCATGATTCGTTCCTTGTGCAAATGGGTTTCGAGTCAGGCCGGCCGAAACCGGCCTGGGCTCATCAGGTCGAGCACTTGAGCAGCTTCACCGCCTCGAAGTTCGTGATGCCGCCGCCGACGCGCCGGGTGGCGAAGAACTTGACGTAGGGCTTCGCCGTGTACGGATCGCGCAGGATCGTGGTGCCGCGGCGATCGACGATCAGGTAGGCGCGCCGGAAGTCGCCGAAAGCGACTGGGAAGGCATTCGAGCCCAGGTCGGGCATGTAGTCGTCGGTGACCACGCCGTGACCCAGGAGCTGGCCCACCACGCCGCCCATCAGATTCGAGGGTGCCCACAGGTAGATGCCCTGGCCGTCCTTGAACTTGCGGATCGCGCCCAGCGTGGCATCGTTCATGACCCAGTTCGCGCTGCCACGGTAGTTTCGTTTCAGGGAATGCTGGAGGTCGATCAGCGCGTCCGACGGGTTGGACGAGGGAAACGCGGTCGCGTGGCCGGTCACGATGTAGCCCAGCGAGCCCCACGAGTACGAGGCGTTCGCGACCGTCGTGTAGGACAGCAGGCCCTTCGGACGGTTCACGCCGCTGCCGTCGATGAAGGCCTGCGACTCCTGGTCGGCGAAGGTGATGCCGATCTCGTCGGTCAGGTCGCCTTCGACATCGAACACAGCATCTTCGAGCGACTGCGAGGTAGCCCTCGGCTCGGCCCACACCATGCCGGGCACAAACTCGAGTTTCACCCAGCCCGGCGTACCGGTCTCGCTGGGCGCCGTGGTCTCACCGCCCCAGCCGCCGGCCGACGCGCCGCTGGTCTTGACCAGCTTCTCGTAGGCGGTCGCGCCGATCGTAACCACGCGGGCGAGCTGGCGGAACGCCGACATCTTCGTCACCACGCGATCGATCGCGCCGTCCATCTCGGACGTGGTCAGATAGCCGCCCTCGGGGTCGGTGCCGACGTTCACGGCCTTGCGTTCGGCATCGCTGATCTGCTCGCCCTTGCGCATCCAGTTCTTGAAGGCCGACTTGTAGGCCGCGTAGGCATCGGCATCAAGGGGCGCCGACTTCGGGCGCTGGCGCAGGGTGTCGAAGGCGGCCAGGCCGTCGTTGAACGACTTCAGCTCGGCCGCGGCCTCCTTCGGGTCGGTGCCGCCGAAGGTCGCGATGCGGTTGGCCTTGGCGTGCGCCTCCTTGGCCTCGGCGGCGATCTCGTCCATCCGCCCGTTCAGCTTGGCGAGTTTGGCTTCCTCGTCGCCCGTGGCCATGCCCTTTTCGAGCTTGTCCAGGCGCTGGTCGTTGACGGTCTTGAACTCTTCCCAGGCGCGCCCTTGCGCGTCGATCAGGGTCTTGATTTCGGACATGTCCGACATTTCGTTTTCCTTCGCAGTTGGATTGGCTACCGAGTGGGCAGCGCGGATTCACGACGGCGCAGTGCCGCCAGGACTTCGGCCACCGGATTGCCCGGTCCGCCATCGAGCTGTTCCGGATTGCCCGGCCTCAGCCCTTTGATTCGTGCGATGAACGCCACCGCTTGCGTCTTGCTCATGCCGGCCTCGCGCAAGTAGTCCTCGGCGTCGCGCAGGCTCGACAATTCCTCGATGCTCTTGACAGCCGACACCCGCGCCTTGCCGTTGGCCGGGAAGGTGACCGGGCTGATCTCCACCAGGTCGATGCGCTTCAGGGTGCGGCGCGGCTCGTCGGGCTTGCTGCGCGGCACCGACTCCTTGGCGATGTAGCCGATCGACAGGCCGTCGATCGCCGGCCGCGGCTCCATCTTCATCAGCGCGTGAATCTCACGGCCGCGGGGGGTATCCGCCAGCTTTCCAGCCACCCGCAGGCCGTGGCCGTCCTCGGAAAGGTCGGTCCACACGCCGATTGGCGTCATGTCCTCGGTCGTCATGCCGTAGCCGCCATGCTGCAAGAGCATCGCAGGCCACTGATTCGCGCCGCTCTTTACCCCGGCGAGGTACTGCGCGAAAGCGCCAGGGGCGATCACGTCGCCGTAGCTGTCCACGTTGCCGAACACCGCGCCGTAGCCCTCGAAGGACATGACATCGGCGCCTGCAGCGAATTTCAGCTCGCCCAGCCGGCATTGCATGCGTTCCATGAAAGTCCCTTCAGACCAGTTCGAGTTCAAGCAGTTCCAGGTACTGCCTGCGCGCCGACTTCCTCGGCCGTGCACCCGTCAATTCCCCGCGCGCCGTCAATCGCAGCACCGCCGAGCCGGCGATCCACCCCGGGATCGGATCAGCGGCTCGTGGTCTGATCGCCCGATTCGCCAGGGTCACCCGTGTGCAGTTGGACGTAGAAGCTCCCGGCCGTGGCCGAGTTCTGAAGCCCGCCAGCGTCGCCGATGTCAGCCCAGTCCGTATTGAGGAACAGCAGGTCCAGGAATGCGGCCTCGGCAGCGTTGCTCATGCTCATTTGTCAGCCCTCGATCGGCGTCTCTTCCACGCCCGTGATGTTTCCGTCGCCATCGTATGACACCGACTTCCGAACAGCTCCGCGCTTCGCGTCCACATGCACCGAGACGGGCGCCGGATTCACTGTCACCTCGGCCGGCGCGACGTTCACCGTGGGCCCTGTCACCGTCACCTGCGGGGCGTCCATCTTCAGTTCAGGGGCCGCGACATGGATGGTCGGACCGTCCACGTGTACGGGAGACGGATCCACCTTCACATTGATCTGCACCGGGTCCGCCTTCGAGGCCGGCGCAGGCGCTGGCGCCGGCGGCGCGGTCGGATCGACCATGTTCAGCGGCACCCGGTACTGGTCGCCGCCGACATACGGATTCATGTCCTCGAACTCGCGAATCTCGTTGGGGCTGATCGCCCCCACGCCGTACAGCGACCGGTAGAACTCGCCCCGATCCTTGGCATTGGCCCGCAGCAGCGCCGCCGGGAAGAACTTGAAGTAACGACCATCCCGCCGATCAGCCTCACCGAGCAGGAACCGGTCGGCCGACTTCTCGACCCGCCGATACCACGGCAGCATCGTCAGGCGCACATGCGCGTCGAACATCGCCTCAGCACTGGCGTAGGTCGCTGCCTTGTCCGAGTGCCCGATCACGATCGGCATCACCCGGAAGAACCGGCATACCTCCGCGAGCTGGTGATCTCGAGACTCCAGCCACTGCGCGTCCACGTTGCTCGCCGACATTGCGACGAACTTCATGCCGTTGGACATCACCGCCACCCGGTTGGCGTTCGCGACACCGCCATGCACGTCCTGCCAGGATTCGCGCAGCGCGGTCCGCTGCTCCTTGGACAAGTTGGCGTCCGTGGTCAGCACGCCGCTGATGCTCGCGCCGTTGGCGAACGTCATCGCGCCATGCTGCTCCTGGGCAATCGCCAGGCCGAGCGCCTCGCGCGCCAATCGCACACCGTCCAGGCCCAGGAACCCATCCCAGGACGGGCCGCGCAGGTGCCACATGTCGCGAGGCGACACATCGACCTGGCGGCCGCCGCCGGTCTGCACGCGATAGACGCCTTTGTCCTGATCCGGCTTGACCTTGGACGGTTCCAGCGGCAGCAGCTCGATCGGCACGCCACCGCGCCCGCGGCTGGCCCACACATAAGCGTTTCCAGCGAACACCAGGTGCAGGCCCACCTGGTCGAAGAAATCGACCGGGGTCTGCCACGCATTGGGGGCCGTCTCGAAAAGCTGCGCCAGCGGGTGCTCGCTATCCTGCTCGCGCCGGCTGGCCGTGCGCCGCATCAAGCGAAACGGAATCGAACTCATGCCTTCGGCGATCGCGCGGGCGCAGGCGAACGCCACTGAGGCCTGCAATGCCGTCTCGTGCGTCACCGTCACGCCAGAGCGCGAGGACGCGCCCTTGAACATCTCGCGGTACAGGTCGAGCGAGGTCATGGTCGCCGACTTGGCGGCCACGAACGACCGCGCGCGCTCCATCAGCCCGGAGAACACCATCACCAGACCTCAGCAAACACGCCGGCCGACTGCGGATTCAGCGCCATCAGCGAAACCGCATTGAACAGCGCCATCAGCGGGTCGATTTTGGCGAACCCGCTCGCCTGCTTCGTGATCAGAATCGAGTTCCCCTTCGGCTCCACGCGGGCATTGCCGACGCACCAGTTCATCATCGCGCTGCCCCCGTGTAGAAGTTGGCCCTCGGCCAGTTTGCGTTCTGTCGTTTTGATCGCGCCGCCCAGCCGCCAGCCCTGCGAGATACCAAGAACCTTGTCCTGAGCGATCCCGGCGTCTGCCAGCGCGTCCAGAATCCCGCCGATGCCGGCCGGGTCGACGCCCACCTTGTCGAGCATGCCCGCAGCGTCCACGCGCTGCACGATCGACACCACATCGTCGATGTCGTCGCCGATGCGCTTGCACAGCGTCAGGTCGCCATCGCGGGCGAAGTCGTAAAACCGGGCAGCCTCTGACTTGCGACGCTCCAACACGGACGGATGCGCCCAGGCATGCGCCCAGCACAGCCACTTGTGCGTGCCGGTCTCGCGGCCGATCACCGACAGTCCGAGCAGATCGTCCAGGCCGCCGCCGTCGAT